ATTTTTTGTAGCATATGACTCCATTATAATACTATTTTACAAATGATGGTAGACCTAGCTTTGGTCTGCCATCAAACATGTTTTTATTAGCAAATGGGCCATTTACATGATTATAATGTAGAAATACTTGACCGCAAATGTCGCCCTCAAACGGCTCTCGCCAATGTTCAAGTTCACAGCCACTATATACTAGCATATCACCTACTTCAAGCAAGACTTTTGTGCCTTTGGGTGCATCAGGCTTATGTATGTTCTTATACTCGTCTATGACGTTGTTAGACCCCGTACCATCGATAAATATAGGCCAAGGATCTCCACCAAGATTTATTGTAGTAGATATCTCACAACTAGGTCTATCCTTGTGTCTTTTTAATATATCGCCTTTTTTATACAATCTTGCATACGAATAGGTTGGTATTAATTGTAAACCTGTTTCTTTTTGCATTCTAGGTAACACTTTCATTAGTAATGTTTCCATAACCATATCTGAATAATGAGAGTATGTATTAGGAATCTGTTGATCTGTCCAAGTGCCAAACATGCCATTATCATATATAATATTATGTTTATACATAAACTCAACAGCATCTCTCTTGAGTAAAAAATAATTAAATATAAAATTAGCTAATTCAAAAGATACTGCATTTTTTATAACTTGATATTTAAACATTAAATCCTTTCTGTAAAAAATTAAATGATACAGATATTCTTATATCATTACTTTTATTTGGTTGAACACAGTGCCACAACCACGATGGAAACATTATAATTCTACCTTCTAATGGATCTACGTGAACCTCTTTCCATAAATGAGATGGTGGTTTACCTTCTTTTCTTCTTGGCATTACCATATGAGCTCCTGTCTTTGGTTCATTAAAAACAATTTTACCTGAGTCTTTTGGTGCTTTAATATAATACACACCACTAAAGTGACTATTAGGATGGATGTGAGGCATGTTATATCCACCGGGTGGATTTATATTTGCCCACATATTTCCCATAACTGCTCCACTTTCTAACCACTCTTCTGCAAATACTTGCTCTTGCATTATAAATAATTCATCTACTAAAGGTTTAAACACAGGTATCTCGTGCATATTAGTTGTGCTATGCCAACCGTTTACATTAGTTCTATTTATACCTCCATCTTTTTTAGACCATTCAACAACCTCTCTCTCAAAAAGTCTGTTATCCAGATTAACATCTTTAGCATATATAATAGTTGGAAAATACGAAGCTTTAATCATCTAAATGGTGTGCCTCCAAACCACATTACTAAGGACTTTCTATTACCACGTGTTACAGGTGCAACTCTGTGTCTAACAAATGATGCAAAAAATATTGCATGTCCTTGTTTTAATTTTACAGCTTTACCCTCTTTCATCAATTCTAAATCACCACCTTCAAACTCATGTTCAGGAGATAATAAACAGGTCATAGATATTTTTCTAACTGGTGGTTCGTTTTGCATATTTACATCATTATCTGTATGCCAATCATAAAACCCACCCTCTGGATATTCTGTGTATTGTGCCATCTCAGTGATTTGCATACCATCAAAACCAAAATGATTACCATTTGTTTGTTTCATTACTTTATCAAGTTGTTTATACATTTCTGTCATTTTTTTAAAAGGTATCCAACTTATGTGTGAGGTTCTTGTTTTAGTATCTATTACACCACCTTTAATACCTTGAGTGCTTCCAACGGATGCTGTAACTTTGGGTTCTGATCTTCCTGCATTAATTATCATCTGACATTGTTCAGGTGTAAAAATAGGCCCTGTAGTTTCTACTAAATAAGATTTCCAACGTGGTTCTGTTGGTATCATGCTGCACCTCTATTTTTTATTGGATCAAATTGAACATCACAGTTTGCAGCAAGAGTTCGTCTTACTTCAGTAGTGCCATTAAATGGATAAACGGTGTGTCTCATGTCATATGGAAAGATATAAAAATCCCTAAGATCCATAGGCGGCTGATAATCTATTTTTGCAAACTGACCATTAGCTGCACCTAATATTTGTAATCTTCCATTCTGTTGTACGTGACCTGCAGAATATTCTCTACCGTATGTTGATGGTAATTTTAAAATCATAACACTAGACAGACCTGTGAATAACATACCTCTATGAATGTGTGCAGGATTATATTCATGTTGTTTCATCTCGTTAACCCAGATAGAATTAAGATGTAAATCATAATCTCTTATTTTATTAAACGCTAAATAATGTTCAAACATTTCCATAAAATAACCTGTAACTGTTCTAGGTAGTTTATTATGATTTTTCATTTTTGATTGATCTTGACCGTGATAAAATAACGAATGCTCATCTTCTATTTTACCAACTAATTGTCCGTTTGCTTTATCTAATCTATCTTTATTTACATCATAAATGTGATTGATAGTCATAAAAACATCTAGCGGTACTTGATATTTTAAAACTGATTGACCTAAAAATATAAAATCAAACTTTGGGTTTGTCATCGTGTGTTATCTTCTCTGTCTCTCTATAACTACTTTCTAATTCACCAGATTTTTTAATCCTTTGTAATGATTGTAGCTGACCCATTACATTAAATATTTCAGCCTCTGATGAGTTTGCATTTAATGTTTTAGCTTTCTCATGATACTGCAATCCATAAGATTCTAGCTGATGTTGATTAACATCTTTGTCATTAAATGATCCATCGTTAAACTCTTTCTTTAATTTAGACCACATCTTAATCTCACGCATTCTATGCCTTGCAACTTTTTCCATAGATGCTTTACCAAAAATAGCTTCGTCTAAATCTATTTTATATTTAGTTCTCTTATATTCATCCTCTTCTTTTTCTATTTTATTTTCTAACCAAGTTATCTTTGCTTCGTTTCTTCTGTAATCAAATGATAAATGCATAAGATTATCTAAATAACTAGATTGTTCTCTTACACACTGCCAATACTTTGAAGCTTTAGTTGGGTATCTGTTATCCTGCAACACAGAAAACCTTGCCTCTGTTTCTGTTCGAAACATTTGTTTCTTGGTCCATGTGTCACGAAGCTCGTCTACCATACCTTTAAACGAAGACAAATCTTCTTGTGATAACAAATTATTTAAATGAGGTTCCTCACCTTGTATTACTTCTTTAACATCTTTTTTCATATCTTTATATCCTTCTATACTTTCTTATATACTCTATTTAAAAATTATTACAAGTATTAAGAAGCTGTAAATGTTACCGTATTAGCTGCAGGAGCATTCCAAGATTCAGTAGCTGCTGATATTGGTGGTGTTTCCCCTCCAAAAGCTAAAGTAGCAGCTTGGGTTCCGCCTGCACCTAATGCAGATCTTCCAGCATTTAAGTCACTAGCTTCTGTCCAATTTGATCCATTCCAAAGTTCAGTAAGACCTCGTGGTGATGAGGGAATTGATCTTCCAATACATATGGCTGCTGTATATATTCCTGATCCACCCACATACGCTCCTCCAGTATTTAAATCATTGACTTCAGTCCAGCTAGAACCGTCCCAAACTTCTGTTTCTGCATTTGGAGCAGTGTCTCCACCAAAAGCTAATGCATTCGAAGTAGTTCCAGCTGCTGCAAGTTCTGACCTTGCTTTATTTAAATCGTTTACTTCAGTCCAACTTGATCCGTTCCATGTTTCAGTTTGTGCCGTAGCACTAGGTGTTGCTCCACCAGCAACTAAGGATGCAGTGTTTGTTCCAGTCACACCCATGTTTCTTTTTCCAGTATTTAAGTCTGCAACTTCTGTCCAACTAGAACCATTCCATGTTTCACAAACTGCTACAAAACCTGGAAAACCTCCCATCGCTAAAGCGTTAGTACTATCAGCACCACATCCTCCAAGATTTCTTCTTGTAGAATTTAAATTATTTACCTCTGTCCAACTACTACCATTCCAAGACTCTGTATTTGCTGTAGTTCCCGATCCTGGTTCTCCACCAAAAGCTAAAGCTGAAGTTTGAGTTCCCCCACCTCCAAGATAAGCTCTAGCAGTATTCAGATTACTTGCTGTAGCCCAAGCTCCAGGACTGTCTGTAAACCCTTTCATAACCTGAGTTGTGGAGTTGTACCACATCTGTCCGCTAACCGGTGCAGGTGGATCTGTTGTTACTGTTTTAATATGTGTTCCGCGTATATCTTTGTATGTTGTCATAATTAATCTGTGCTTATTGTTTTAGTAGTTGCTGCTCCTGCAGAAAATTCTTCAGTAGAGGCTACTGTTGTTGGTGTTCTTCCAGCAAAAAATAAACCTGTTGTACTATCACTACCTGATGCTCCTGCAAGTTCTCTTGCTGTATTTAAATCTGAGTCTTTTCTCCAAATGGTTCCATTCCATATTTCTGTAGCTTTTCCGTTAGCAGGAACTGGACTACCTCCAGTTGCTATTGCAGAGGTATATGTTCCGGATCCTCCTAGAGAGGTTCTTCCAACATTTAAATCATTGACCTCTGTCCATGCTGATCCATTCCAACTTTCCGTTAAAGTAACACCACCTGGTGTCCCTCCAAAAAATAAACTAGCAGTATTGGTTGCCCCTGACATTGCACCAGCGTATCTAGCAGCGCTCATATCTCCTGTTTCTGTCCAACTTGATCCATTAAATAATTCTGCTGATGCTACTATAGTGCCAGGAGGTGTTTGGCCTCCCACTGCTATTGCTGAAGTCTGTGTGCCTGCTCCACTAAGTGATTCTCTTCCCGCATTTAAATCAGGAGCCTCAGTCCAACTAGAACCATTAAACGTTTCTGAGTCAGCTCTACTTGGCGAAGCTGGTTCACCACCAAATGCTAGTCCCGCTGTTGTAGTTCCAGAACTACCAGGACCGTATTTACCAGTATTCATATTACCTTGTTCAGTCCAGCTAGTGCCATTAAAAGTTTCTGCTTTTACATTTTTTGATGAAGAGGGAGTTCCACCACAAACTAGAGCTGCCTCAGTGGTTCCAGTTCCTGCTACATTAAAATTAGTATTATTCATATCAGCAGCTGTTGCCCAAGAACCTATCGGAACATTTGTGCTCCATGATTGTGTCGCTCCAGTTAAAGTTGTTGATGGATCAACTGCTCCACCAAAATTTAATGCTGAGGTTGAAGTTCCTGCACCAGCATTTTCCATGGTTGCGATTGGTAAATCATTTTGTTCAGACCAACTAGTCCCATTCCACAATTCTGTATTTGCTACTTTTGCATCTGATGCATTTCTTCCACCAAAAAATACAGCAGCAGTATTGTCTCCAGCCGTTCCTGAACCGCCTTCATCTCTAGCAGTGTTTAAATCACTTACTTCAGTCCACGCTGATCCGTTCCAAGACTCGGTATTTGCAAGTTTTGGAGAGCTGGGTGTTCCTGAATAAAATAAAGCTGAAGTTGTAGTTCCGTTTCCAGATCCCCTTGCTCTTGCAGTGTTTAAATCTGCAGTTTCTGTCCATGAAGAACCATTCCATAATTCTGTTAATGCTTGAGCTGTAGAACCTGGAGTCTCTCCTCCAAAACCTATAACAGCTGTGTTATCTGCTCCTCCTCCTGATATTGAAGCTCTTGCAGTATTTAAGTCGTTAACCTCAGTCCATGCTGATCCACTCCATGATTCTGTAACAGCTGTTATTGGAGTTTCTCCACCAAAAGCTAACGCAGATGTATAAGTTCCTGCAGCACCAAGATGATTTCTACCCGTGTTTAAATCATTTACTTCTGTCCAAGTTGTTCCACTAAATGATTCTGTTACAACAGGTCTTGTAGGTGGATTATTTTCAAAACCACCAAAAGCTAATGCTGCTGAATTAGATGTTCCTGTTCCACCAAGACCTCTTCTAGATGTATTCAAAACAGCAGTTGTGCTCCAAGATGACAATACATTTGGTATCTGATATTTAGCGACATTGTCCGTTGTATTATACCATAGCTGTCCCTCTATCGGGTTATCAGGGTTAGTGGTATAATCCCGAACTTTAAGTCCTCTTATTTCTTTATAAGTTGACATCTAAATTTTTATTCCTCCAATATAATATCAGCAGGTCTTGGTCTCGTCTCATCAGCTTTTTCTTCGTCTGTCTGAGCGTCCCATGCAGCTTGTGCTGCTTGAACCTCTGCATCAACTAATGCTTGAGCTTCATCTTTTGTTTTGACTGCGCCCGCTACTTTGGCAATCCAAAGATTAGCATGTTTGTTGTATGCAGGAACTTGCCAAACATTAGCTGGATAGCCTTTAAACGTGATTCTCCAAGATTCATCGTGATCGATAAATCCCTTGCCCCAGTTTTCTGCTACACAGTATTGATATGTTTTTGCCATAGTTTCCTCCTTATTAATCTGTTAATACCTTAATTGTGTTTGAACTTCCACTCCATTCTTCTGTTGCTCCAGTTTCGGGTGGAATATCTCCACCAAAAGATATGGCTGAAGCATTGCTACTTTCAGAACCTCCTGATGATCCTTGCCCTCTAACTTGATTTAAATCTGTGCTCTCTACCCAACTTACTCCATTCCATAATTCTGTATTTGCAAAAACTCCTGGTGTTCCAGGATCATTACCACCAAAAATTATAGCTGAGGTTTGCACTCCTCCACTACCTGGGCCTTGCCTTGCAGTGTTTAAATCGTTGACCTCTGTCCAACTAGAGCCGTTCCATAATTCTGTTGTATCTTGTATACCTCCGTTAACTCCACCAGCTATTAATCCAGTTGTGTTATTAAGACCAGCCGCTCCAGGTAAAAGTCTTGCAGTATTTACGTCACCAACCTCCGTCCAACTACTTCCATTCCAAGATTCTACGACTGCTGTTGCTCCTCCAGGTGTGTTACCAGTAACCGCTAAAGCATTTGTGTTAGTAGACCCAATGCCCGCTAAATAATGTCTTGCTGTATTTAGATTAGCAACCTCTGTCCAACTTGATCCGTCCCATGTTTCAGTTTCGTTTTTTGAACCTGGACTTCCACCATAAGCTAAAGCAGATGTATAAGTTCCTGATCCTGTTAGATTTGATCTAGCAGTGTTTAAATTCGCAACCTCAGTCCAACTTGATCCATCCCATACTTCTGTTTCATTTTTAGCACCAGGTCCTCCTCCAAAAGCTAAAGCATTTTCTTTTGTTCCTGCTCCACCTGCTCTAATTCTTGCAGTATTCATAGCATTGACCGTAGCCCATGCTCCTACAGGGCCGTTTGCTGTAAATTCCTCTACGTTTCCAATTTCTGCTGATGGTGGATTAGTTCCACCAAACGCTAAAGCTGATGTTGAAGTCCCCGATCCTGCTAGAGAAAGTCTTGCTTGACTTAAATCAACAATTTCTGTCCATGAAGTTCCGTTCCAAGATTCTGTATTTCCTACTGAAGTGCCTGGTGATGTTTCTCCACCTATTGCTAATCCAGATGTATTATTAGTGCCAGCTTCACCTGAATATCCTCTTGCAGTATTTAAATCATTTACTTCGGTCCAACTAGAACCATTCCAAGATTCAGTCCTTGCTGCATTACCAGGGGGAACGTTATCTCCAAAAACTAAAGCTGATGTTTGTGTTCCAAACCCAGATACTCTTTCTCTTGCAGTATTCATATCGTTTACTTCAGTCCAACTAGAGCCACCCCAAGATTCTGTTATCGCTGTTGATGGATCACCACCAAAAGCTAAAGCGGAAGTATTATCAGCACCAGCACCTCCTAAAGCTCTTCTTCCAGTGTTTAAATTTGCAACTTCAGTCCAGCTAGAACCATTCCAAGATTCTGTTTTTACTTTTGTCGTATCATAACCTTTGGGAGCTCCTCCATATACTAAAGATGAAGTTTGAGTTCCATTTCCTGCTCCATCTCTTCTAGTTGTATTCATGTCATTAAGTTCTGTCCAATTAGTTCCGTTGTAAGATTCTGTTGCTCCTGTGTCAGCATTCGTAGAAAGAAAACCACCAAAAGCTAACCCTGCTGTTTGAGTGCCTGATCCCATTAGGTACCCTCTTGCTGAATTTAAAGCATTACCAGTTCTCCAAGAGGTTACAGTATTTGGAAACTGATATTTAAAATCCACATTTGTTGAATCGAAAAATACCTGTCCTGTCTCTGCAGTAGGAATATTACCTGCATTATTTCGGATCGCAGTTCCGACAATATCTTTATATGTAGCCATGATTAATTATTCTTTAGCAGCCAGCCTTGCGTAGAATCTGTATACACTAAAGTATTTCCTGCTCTTTCTGTTGAAACTGTTAAATCATCTGTTGATCCATGAATCTTTTCTGAACCATTTGCTGAAATAGTAAATGTATTTGAATCAAAAGTTCCTGCGTAATCTATAAATACAACTTCATCACCTATGCTTCCTGCAGGTAAATTCATCGTTATTACGCCACTTGTTGTGTTTACAAAATAACCCTCACCAGCTGCTGCTGTGAAAGTAGAAGTTTTTACTGCTTGCCATGAGGTACCACCTGATACTTCTGCAAATGATAGTTGACCAACACCTGTTGTACCTGAACCAGATACTGACGCTACTTTTAAAAATCTATCTGCTGTTACGTTTCCTGTTGGAAACTTTAATTCGTATGATTGCCCTGAACTGTGTGGCGGACTGGTTAGCTTAATCCCATGCGAGTTAGATTCACAATTGAGCTGAATTGAACCTGGATTATCAGCACCTAAAACCTCAATTAAACCAGTTCCTTTAGGTCCAACCTTTAAATTTATATTAGAGTCACCACCAGTTGCTTGAATAGATGGTGCATTACCTGTTGCAGCATTAGTTATGTCTAATTGGTTTACTGCAGATGATGTAGTTTGAAATACTATTTGTTCGTTTCCATTCTCATCATTAATTCCATGAGCATCATCAAAAGCTATATTAAAACTGTTAGTATCTAGATCTCCACCTAATTGTGGGGATGTATCATCAACGACATCTCCACCTGTTTGCACTTCTATGATATCTGGGTTTGTTCCATCATTTGCAGTAGCAAATACTATTTTAGTTGTTTTTTGTGTTGCTGAAAAAGTAAATGTTGAACCAGATCCTGATGCATATTTAAATTGAACTGTGTATGCTCCTGAAGTTGAATTTCTTAAAATATAAAAAGTTTGAACATCTAAAGGTATTGTTACAATTTGATTTCCTGTAATTGTTCCTGTGAAATCAATCATTCTATGTGCAAGTTCTGCACCTGTTGATCCATCACTAACACTTAAAGCAGTTGTTTGTGCGCCACCTGCTATTGATTTTGCTATGAAACCACCAGATATTTGTTCTAGAAGTTGTAAATTTGTATTAGTTTTTGTTCCCCATGTACCGGCGTTTTCACCAGTTGCTTGAAGTTCAACACCTAAAGGTGTAAATGTTGATGCCATAAATTTTATCTCCTATGCAGCGTCACTATAACTTGTATTTGATCCAGTTGCAACATCCGAATATGTATCATTCGATCCAGTTGAAACATTACTATAAGATGTATTTGATCCAGTGTCAACATCGCCATAAGCAAAAATATCTACAGATCCAATGCTAAATGTTGCTGATTGACCGGTTAATCCAACCTGAATATCTGCTATAGATACGGAGCCAACGCTAGCACTAAATGATTGACCTGATAATCCAAGAGTCATATCATTAGGGTCTAAAGTTCCTACACTAGCTGTTGCAGACTGACCTGTTAAATTAGCTACGGCTCCACCTAAACCTATAATCGTACCTAAATTAAATTCTGCAGAAACACCAGATAATACCGCTGCATTGTTTGGTGCGACCGCTGTTCCAAGAGATGTAGACATTGAAAATCCTGTAACATCAACTTGGTTACTAGAGGAACCTGTTGCAGTTCCTTGACTTGCAGTAAATGATAAACCAGAAAGAATCGCTGTTGCATTTGGTAATGTTACAGTTCCTTGACTTGCAGTAAATGATTGACCACTTAAACCTACAACTTGATCTGCAACTGCTACAGCTCCTAATGCAAAAGAAGCTGACACACCAGACATTGAAACATTAGCATCTGATTCTACTGCTAACGATCCAACACTAAATGATGCAGAAACTCCTGATGGTTCTACAACTGCAGAACCTATTCCAGAAGCTGCAGTTGTTGCAGCTGAAAAAGATACACCTGATATAGAAACATCTGCACCAAGACCGATATCTGCTGCAAACTCGCCCCACGCACCTCGGCCATAAGCATTATTGCCCCAACCTTCTATACCTAAATCTGTTTCTATTTGAAGACCTGTAACACTAATAGTTACATCATTAAGATCATTCCAAGCACCATGGTTCCAAGTTTGAGCACCCCAACCTGCTCCTAATTTATCGTTTTCATTCCAATACGCCTGTCCCCAGGTGAATCGTCCCCATCCTGAAGTAGTCGACATGGTCGACCTCCTATGCTAATCTGATTATTGCGCTGCTTGAATCTGCTGTTGGAAATTCTATTTTAAAAGTTCCGTTACTAGCTGTCTTGTCACCACCAAATGCAATTATACAAACAGCATCAGTTGTGCCTGAACCACCGTTTGTTGTTGTGTTATAAATCATTGCACCGTTTGCAGTGAAAGAAGCAGATGAATAAGTTACATCTGAAAAGTCTGTAAAAGCTGTTGTTGAAGTTAATGAAACTCCTGAGTTTGTAAGAGTTGCTCCACCTGCAGAGTATGCAGATCCTGATGTATTAGTAATTTCTTCTGATGTTGAATAGTCTGTTGTAGAGGCACCTAAAGATGCATCACTATCAAACAATGCAAGTTTAAAAGTATGTCCACCTGAAGACTCAAAACTGTGTTTACCTTGTAAAAGTTCTTGTTTAAAACTTGAACATATTGCCGATGTTATTGCCATAATTTATTCTCCTACGGGTTCGCTGAGTTTACCGGTATACGAACAGCGCCATCAGTGTAGTCATCTCTTCGTCTTCTACCAACTTGCTCGTTAGCAAACTTCTGTACCTCTTGTTTATATTTATTTTCGTATAAAGTCAACATATCTACTGGACCTTTTAAAAAGCCATATGCCTCTGATAAACAGCAATATAAAAGCCCGTTTGGAAAATTAAGACTAATATAATTAGTATCATTATTTTCTAAAAGATCAGGCATTTTATTAAAATGAACTCTAAATCTATAGGTTGTATTCGGTGTAGGAGCTACAAAAATTCTACCTGAATTAGTGTCTGCTTCACCTGTGGCACCACCAAACATAGCATAATATTTAGGTTGACCTTGTGCTGCTGATGTTCCTGTTACATCTTGATATTCTTGCAGATAGGTTACATCTTTTTTTTCTAGCCATCTGTTAGCTCCCGTAATTTCTGATCCTGCTGTATCATAAACTTGTATACCTCTAATAAATACAGCTCCTGCAGGACAGTTAATAGATTCTTGCCCAGCAACAAAATTACCAAGTTGTTGTTTTCTATCCGCATCAATAGGCACGTCTCTAAATATTCTGTATTGTGCATTTAAAATAATATTTTCTAAAACAGCATCCGTTAAAACATTAGAATCTGTTTCTGTGTAACTTCTAATTTGTGTTTTTAATCCTGATGCACTTAATCCAGCCATTATTTAATTACCTCTATACAATCTGGACACCTTTTTATAAATCTTAAATGCCTGTCACAATGTTCTTTTTTAACAGCCTCTTCATTTTCATATACCGGAGTGTCTGGTTCCGGAACATGTAGGTATAATTCTTCATGCTCATCTACCTCTTGTCTTTGAGGTTTAAATATATTTTTAATCCAATTCCAAATTTTTTTAATCATGCGCTTACTGTGACTGGCCCTGCTGAAGCTATGTCACCTCCTCCTTCTAATGTTACTGAAGCCGTAACTCCAGAATTAAAAGTATAAGTATTATCATTAACTTTAGTAATTGTATACCCCGCATCTGCATTAATCGTGGCCGCTGGTAAATTTGCAACATTTGAAGCATCTCTAAATTTAACTGTATCGCTAGTAGATCTACCGTGATTTGGTTCATTAACCGTTACAGTTGTTGATCCATTAGTAATGGTAAAAGGATTTAAAGGTAAAAGATTAGGTACAGCAGTTTCTATTCTATCAGGCCTTACGTGTCGTAAAGATATTGAATCACCGTTCATAGGTTTTGGCTCTAATTGCGGTTGTTTTGGTTCAAACTCAGATACATGTACAAATGCACCATTCCATTCTCTAACCATTTCTTTGTACGGAAACTCCATACCAGATCTATCTGATATCGCTCTTGCGTATTTTCCTGTTGCGTATTTTGCCATTATGCTCCTGGGTAATAAGCTTTTGGTGTTATATGCGTGCTAGAAGCAGAACCATCCTCTGCTAAAGCCCTTGCAAACTCATCTTCATAAACTAGTTTCATAGGTTGAATTAAATTTGGCTGATACTTTTGTGATAGATAATATGCAAGTCCTGACACCATACAAGGCACAAATCTAAATGGTACATCAGTTGCATTCGTATAGTCTCCAACATCCTGTATTCTTTTTATAAAAAAGAAATGCATATCTTTAGATGCGTTTGTTGAATCTGGTGTTGGATAAACATGTATTGTAACTTTATCTATAAATCTCTCTACCCAATATTGATTAGGTGTTCCTTTTGATAATTTGTTTGAAAATCCTGCGTATGTAGACCTGTCTACTTTTGTCATTGGACTGTCTGATTGTGTTGTCTGTGTTCGATTAGATCTTAATTGTGCTTCAAGAACATCGGATATTCCAAACACACTAGCTGGATCTGTAGTTGTCGCTGATGTTCCATCGTCACTAGATCTAAAAAAATCATAGTCTGCTTGACCTTCTATAAGATCTAAATTAGTTGAACCTACTTCCCAATAGTGAATACCCCTATTACCCCATTCCTGAAATAAAATATTAAGAGATCTTCTTGCAGATTTAAGTTGGTAACCTGCTACAGAATTTAATCCAATACGTTCAAAAGCATCTTCTATTATTTCTTCAATAGAAAAAGTTTTATCGAATGTAACTGTTCCCGAAGTAGTGTTAGCCATTTAATCTCCTAGCCAGTATAGCCAATAGTAACAGAATCTGTAGTAGTTAAATCTAAATATACTCCTGTTTCAAATCTAATACCATTTCCTGGAACATAAATATCTAAACCTTCGCTACTAAATTTAGCTTGGAATTGTAAAGAACCACCTGTTCCTGTTCCATCATGTAATTTAACTAAACAGTCACTGCCACCGTGAGCTTGTATGTATGTAACTCTACAAGGCCCGATATTAGTAGAACCACCTGTGATAGTTTTAAAATTACCATCTGCTGTTAGTGTACTAAACTTTTGGTCTGAACTCATATTTTTCTCCTTAAAATTTAAGCATGGGGCCGAAGCCCCATACTAAATTAATTATTAACTTACTGCTGCACTAAAAGGTGTAGCTAAGTTACCAGTTCCACCAGATGTAACTTGAACGCCCCATCTGTTTGCACCGATTGCTTTGCAAGTTATGATTGATCCAGCTAATCCTCCAGTTGTACTACCAT